CTAGAGCCATTCAATAGTAACTTGTTCATCGTCGATATAAATCTTATTAATTAGTGATTTTAAATAAAGTTGCTTTTCTCTGAACTCTAAAGAGTTAAAATCAACTGTTGCTAAATCAGCTAAATTTTCTTGTATCTTTTTATTTTTCTTCAATTCCTCGTTTGCTTCTATTTGAGCCTCATAGTAATTGATTTGCGCATCAATATCGTTCATCATAGCATCAAGTTCTGAAACTTCGTAAGAACCGCTGATATATAAATCAAAAAGGCGCTTCTTTTTTGTGTGTTCTATTTTAAGTTTTTCGTTTAAACTATCTAATTCGTCTTCTTTATCTATATTCCTAGAAGCGAAACTATAATTATTTACGCGATCAATGATTAATTCTTCGAGTTTGTCGGCTCTCCAAATTTTGTTTCCGCATTTTTCGAGTTCATGAGTATGTTTATAGGTCTTGCAACTATAATACCTATAATGATATTTCTTTCCGCGAGATACAGTGTCCTTTCTCCGATGGACAAAGCCCAACCCGCATTTACTGCATACTACCAAATTATTTAACAATGAAGCTGATTCTTTATTCATATTTGGATTTTTACCCATGTGAGAAAATATTTCTTGAACTCTATAGAATTGCTCTTCACTGATAATAGGCTCGTGAATACCTTTTACATGAACTTTATCTTTATATGAAACATAACCACAATACAAATCATTAGTTAGCCAGTTGTTATAGCGATTATATGTTCTAACTTTAAAGCCTAATTTTTTTAGTCTTTTCTGTAAAAAAGTAATACTTTGTTCTTCTTCGAAAATATCATAAATCAATCGTAGCTGTTTTGCTTCTTCTTCATTAATGTATAATTTTGTATCTATAACATCATAGCCGAATGTTCTACCTTTCGCAGTCGTTAACGGAAGACCTGCTTCAATACGCTTAATTTTACCCATTACCATTCGATCTCGGATTGTTTCGCGCTCTAGCTGTGCGAATACTGATAATATACCAATCATTGCACGACCGAAAGGGGAACTAGTATCAAGCGTTTCAGACAAACTAACAAACTCTACATTGTTTTTTAAGAAGTATTCTTCAATAAGCGTTATTGTGTCTCTTTGTGAGCGGGATAGTCTGTCTAATCGATATACGACTACAGCATCAATTTCATGTAATTTACTTAACATCTCATTTAGCGCCGGACGATTCATGTTTGAACCGCTATATCCGCCGTCAATGAAAATATCGTATACGTCCCAATCCTTCGAGCGGCACAAGGCTGTTAGCTTTTCAGTTTGAGCTTGTATAGAGTAATTCTCTATTTGTTCTTGAGTAGATACGCGTATATAAATAGCTGCCTTCATTTCCGTTCTCCTTTCGCACATACGTTCTTTTTTCGGTAAAAAGAAAAGCCCGGAGGCTCTCTTTTAAATTTTTGCATGGAAAGTTAAACTCGCATCTGAAAATAAATTGAAAACAATTTCAATGTTTCCGCCTTCGTCAACTCCAGCATAATATTCTGCATTCATATTTTTCCCATTTAATATTTTCCCGGTGGTGTTATCAAGTGGATATCTTGTGCCCATAGTGCTGTTAGAGTCATATACATCAATATCAGAATTGACATAGTATTCATTTCCTGAATTGTTTTCAACCTTATAGCTGACCTTAATCACATTTTTGGGTTTAGTCTCATCGAATTGGTTTCTTTCAGAAGTTTTAGTGGCTGACACAAGCGTAACCGTAATACCACCAAGTGTTTGTTTATCTCCAACACTGTATTCTTTTTTTGTTTGGGCTTTTTCTCTTTCTTCAATAAACGTATTTACGGCAGCTGGAAGATTCTCGTTATAGTGGTTATCTGCTAAAGCTTTTACACTAGCGCCGATTCTATAGCTTATATCAGAAACAGAATCGTAATTAGAGTTTTCTATGTTTTGTTTAAAGTCAGTAAGATTATTTAAATAGTTATTTAAGTCAACTTTAAATGAACTATCAATACTCTTATTATTCATCAATGTTTCTATCTCATCTAATTGCTGTGCTAACTTATTGTTTAATTCATTTACGCCTTGCAAATCTTCATCCGTCATCGAATTAATAATATTAACATACAAATAGCCTGTCGACTCGTAATAGCTTTCAAACTCTTTAGGAGTGAACTTTTCTTTCTCAGACTCTTTGAAATTTGATTTATCATTAGTATCCGTTACTTGTATATCGTTTTTTTCATTTCCGCAACCGACCAAGATAATACTAAAAGCTAATAAAAAACCTGTTAATAAAACAATCCCTTTTTTCATGATTTAGTCTCCCTTTATATTTTATTTTCCCGCGAGCTTCATATTAGTTTTATCAAAAGCACTACTACCAGCCATCTTTGTCTCGTCCTCATATCTTAGTTCAACCATAGGCCTCTGATTGTTATCTCCCCCAAAAAGAGTACCAAGAGCGCGTTGTTGTATTTCACTCCCTAAATAATCTGCAATTTTTTGTTTAGTGACTGCCTTTTCATACTTTAAATCTTCTAACACATAAGCAATTAACATATCATATTCATTTTCGAATGGAACCACTTTTATTAGCACCCCGCTCGAATCAGAAATCAAGCGATCAATGGACTCATTAAATAACTCTATACTATCTGATGTAATTGTAGAGGGTGTAGGTACATCATCTTGAGCAGGTTCTTCTGTTTGCTCATCCTCGGCAGCGTCTTCTTGAGCGGGCTTTTCCGTTTGCTCATCTTGGACAGTATTTTTTTTTTGCTCATTTGCTGTAGTTTCTTCTGGATTATTAATAACATAGTTATACATCTGTACAACTCTTATTAGTGAAAAAGTGATTAGAAATATAGCGGATATAGTCAATATTATTGTGTATTTTCGTCTGTTTTCATTTTTAATAACTTTTATTATAGCAAATGTCAAAGTCGCTAGAGTAGCGAAAAATAAAAGAACCCATATACCATTAAACAAACTTAATATAATTAATAAAAAAATCACCCAAAACCACCATTTTTTTAACAAGTAACTATACTTACTCATCCCGTTATCTCCTTTTTATAAAAACATAATTATTAAAATTACTATGACAGGAATAGTTATCAACAATGTCATTAAACAACCACATCCTGACATTAATTTACCAGATTCTTCCATAATTTCGCCGGCTTTTTGTGTTTTTACATTGTTGTTGCTTTGATAAATGATTGGTGTTAGACAGTTAGGACATTGATTTTCGTGATTGTCTAGTGCATGTCCGCATTTAGGGCAATACATATGTTCACCTCGTCAAAATTTATTAGCACCCATAATCATAAGGATAAAAAGAGTTATCCTCCTGGAAAACTTGAATGGTAGAGCCAAAATGTATAATATAATTACCATTATTATACATTAGTCCATATTTTTCTCTATAATTCTCTACTACTTCAATCAAAAATTTTTCAGTAACATTTAAAAAAGTAGCAGCTTCATAATATGTTCTGTAGCCAAGATCGTAGCATAAAGCTAGTGTTTGTAAATTTACTAAGTATTCATGAGATTTACGACGAGCGAATTTTTCCTGTTTAATATTATCGATGTTATTAAAATTTGTTATATCCCCAACGGTGTATTTCCAATGCATTACCTCTTCTATAATAGTACATCTAAGCTCGCTTTCTGTTAACGATGGATGCAAATGGACAACTTTATTTTGTATAAAGCCAAATAATTTTGTCGGCAAGCTGTTATCAATAATGAAATTCAATTCCGGAAATTCTTGTTTTAGTTCAGAACTTGTTTTATTCATCTATGAGCCTCCTAAAAAATTGTATTTAGGCTATTTCTCTTTTTGGGAACGAATAAACTTCAAATATTTTTCTATTTCAATTTTTTCGTCTTCCGTTAAGTCATCGTCAATGTGAGCTGCAAGTAAGTCGCTGTTGTCGAATTCTTCTCTTCCTAATAAGTAATCTGCAGAAACATCGAAATAGTTAGCAATTGCTTCTAGCTCGTGAGCTCTAATATCTCTTTCGCCAGATTCTATTCTGTTCATTACGCTTTTATTAATCCCGATACGATTAGCCAATTCGCGTTGAGAGATATTTCTCTTTTCCCTAAGATTGATAATCATTTCATTGACTTTCATATTTACCACCTTTTACTTTTAATAATATTAAGATAACACATTGCTAAAACAGAAATGAAAAAATTGCTAAAATAGAACTTGACATTTCCGTTTTAGCAACGTATACTAAGATTATAAAGATTGCTGAAACAGAAACGGAGGTGATTTTATGCAAGTTGAAATTGATTTAAAATACATCAGAGAAAAAAGAGAATCTCTTGGGTTTTCTCAAAAAGATATGGCTATAAAGTTAGGATTTAAGAATGCATCCACATATTTAAAATATGAAACAGGAGAGTATAAAATTAAAGCAGAAATGTTGCCTCTTTTGGCAAAGATACTAAAATGCAATATATCGAATTTTTTTACCAAAAACGTTGCTAAAACAGAAACGGGAGATTTTGCGAAAATAGGAGGCTAGGAAATGAAAGTAGGAGACATTTTAGAAATTGCGGGACGAGTAGTTGGAAGAATTGAGGAAACAACTGAAGGCACACTGCTTGTTAGGAAGGGTTATGTAACTTATCAAGGTGGACAAAAAGTTATTGTGCTTACCAAACAAGCAGTGTACTTAGATAGCGAAACAATTAAAAATGCATATTGGATTAAAACAATAGATTCATCGATTATTTCGGAAACCGTTAATCTCATTGCCTGCGACAACTTGATTCGCGAATTCCTGGACATGTAAATTTACCAGTTCGTGACCATCTACATGTTCTACTACATTAACTAGGTAATGCGGTGCTTTTATATTGGTACTTGAAATGACGTCACCTTTTCTAGGTAAATAATAGAGTTCCATATTTTGAAGAACTTTCCCTTCTTCAATTAGCGAAACTTTAATCATATTATCACCTCCAATCAAACTAATTATAGCAGATTGGAGAGTAACCAAAATAGGAGGCTAGAAAATGAAAAATCGTTTAGAAGATATTGTAAATAAAGAGCAATTCATTACATCCCAAATCGGAAAAAAGAAACTTGATGATGTAATGAATGCGCTTGAGGAATTGGAGAATGAGTATGAGCTAGTACCCTGTCAAATTGAGGATATAGCTAAACATTATCGATTGGTAAAACTACTTCCATTTCCTTAACTGACAATTCAAAAATAGGTTTTTGATATTCAACTGCATATTTTCTGAAATTATAGTTGACTTCCCCAACAGTGTTGGCGGCAACATATATTTGCTCAATCAGATCGTTTGCTACTTCCGTTTGACAGAACGGACAAGTAATATGAGATGACTTTACATTCAGGTTTAACGGAAAATTATTTTCACATTGTATGCATTTTAAACTAGCAATTGTTGTTTTCATAATATCACCTCCAATCAAACTAATTATAGCAGATTGGAGAGTAACCAAAACAGGAGGCTAAACCATGTTAAGCGAAAAAGCAAAGGAAGCACGGAGAGTATACCAACAACAGTGGAGAGATAAGAACAGAGAACATGTAAGAGAATATAGCAGGAAATGGCGTGAGGAAAACCAGGAAAAACAAGAAGCTGCTATTAATAGATACTGGGAGCGCAAAGCGAATGAGTTAATCGCAAACTAATAAAGGAGGCTAGAAAATGACTGTTGATGAAAAAAATGAAGCTTTAAAAGTTGAAAAAGAAATCAGAGAATTAAAGAAAAGGGCTATAGACATTGGCGTAAGTAATCTGGAAAAACATATTAAAATTGGAGATTCTGCCATGGTTGCAGCCATAGCAGAAATCCTAAAATAAATCATTTTGGTAGAGCTTCGTACAAATGTAAAAAGTCTTTGGCAACTTTTTCAGCAGAAACTTCTGTGCTCCCGATAGAAGTTTGACCGATTGTGTTATTAATTCGAGCATTATGTTCTAACATTGCTTTAATTAATTCCAAAGAAAGATTTGCTTTTTCGTAATCCAAAATAATCACCTCCAATCAAACTAATTATAGCAGATTGGAGAGTAACCAAAAATAGGAGGCTAGAAAATGAGTAACGAAGAGTTAACTTTGTCAATCAAAACTAGTCAAAGAGAAGATGGGTCTGCATATAATGCCATTCAACTTGGTGACTGGAAAGTAGGACGATTTGTAACAGGTGTTCATTTAGAAATACTAGGCGGTAAACGACCAAAGTTAATTATTGAATGCTATCCAGAAAGAATAGATGTGGATGGTTTAGAAGTAGAGGCTTTTTTAAAACAAATAGAGGAGGAAGAAAAATGAATAACATCAAACAAGCAATTATTAAATTAGAAACAATTTTAGAAAATGGTAATGAAAAAGAGAATAGATTATTCGTTAAGTACAACACTATAAAAAACATTTTAGATTTACTTGAAAAAGATCAAGAGCTAAAAATTATCGAAATGGAAGTAGAGCTGAATGGAGTAGAGGATTCCATAGAAAACGCTACTTTGTTAGGGACTAGATTAAGTGAAGCCAACTCTTTGGCTGAAGAATTGGCTAACACTATAAACTCGTTAGAAATTAAGGTGAAGTGAAGCTTTTCCAAAAAGAATAGGAGGTTAAAAAATGAAGGACTTTGAAATGATGGAAGCAATTAAACAAAAACGGCTTGAATGTAAATTAGTAATTTTGGAAAATTTTGAATCGAGTTTTAAAGAAGCCCTCAATAAGGGAGATTCCGCCATGGTGTCGGCTTTAGCGGAATCATTGAAAACAGTTATTAAATAGTGAACTCAATGTAAAGGACATCATTTGAGTTCATTAGAAAAACTTTCGATAAATCGTTTTCTAACTCGTTTGCACCCTTATAAATGATTTTGTAAGTTTTATCGGCTTCTAAATAAAAATCATTTAAATCAAAACTTTTGTTATCTGGAAAAGATGTAATGCTTATAACGCTCATTAGAGCAATGGGCTGGTCATCAGAGATACCTTTGAACATTATATCCATGCGATTTTTCACAAATTCCACCTCCCTTCACAAAAACTATAGCACTGTGAAAGGGCGAACAGAAAGGAGAACAAAATGTCAAATTTACAAGTAATTGCAAATGAAATGTTACCAGTTTTAGAAAATGAAAAAGGCGAGAAATTTGTAAATGCACGGGAACTACATCAAAGCTTGCAAGTCGGTAAAAAATTTGCTACTTGGATTACCGATAAGTTTAGTAATTACGGATTTTCAAAGGATGAAGACTATTTCCCAATTTTGGGAGAAAGTACATTTGGCAGACCTCGAACAGAATACTTACTAACTTTAGACACTGCTAAAGAATTAGCAATGGTACAAAACAACGAAATGGGTCGAGCAATTAGAAAATACTTCATTGAAGTAGAAAAACAAGCGAGGAAATTAGCAACTGAATATCCAGCATTTTCTTACATGATAGATGACCCAGTCGCTAGAGCTAAAAAGTGGATTGAGGAGCAACAAGAGAAGCAAGAAGCATTAAAGCAAATCGAGGAACAAAAACCGAAAGTGATTTTTGCAGATGCTGTACAAACGAGCGAGAATACAGTTTTAGTAAAAGACTTAGCGACAATCCTTAAACAAAATGGCTTAGATATTGGGCAAAACAGGCTTTTTGAATGGCTAAGAGGAAGCGGATATTTGCTAAATAAAGGGACTTATTATAACAAGCCATCGCAAAAGGCAATGAACTTGGGATTATTCGAGCAAAAAACGCATATTCATACAGATAGGAATGGATTAATGGTGACAACATACACGCCGAGAGTGACCGGCAAAGGGCAAGTTTACCTATTAAACAAATTACTTGAAGAACATGGTTTAGTTTTAAGCTAAGCACCGCCTACCACAACGGTGCTTACAGACAACTTATAGTCACTGGGGAGCGACTAACAACAGTATATAACAATAATTAGTTAATTAGTCGCAAAAAAATATACAAAAGAGGGATTGAGATATTGTGTTTCAAAAATCAGTAACAGCAAGTCATGCGATGCAAGTTTTAGCAGAAACTCGCACACAAAAAGAGCTAGCAATAGACAGTTATGTAACGCCAGCACTGATAAGCAATCAAACGAAAGGGAAACGAACGGTTTCGCTTGAACAAGCGGAACAGTTAATTGATAGCTACAACGAACCAGAAAGCACTTTTATGTTTGCGCATGAATTTAGTAATGGAATGATACCACCGCTTTTCGACGGCTTAGACAGCCACCACGCTTCTTTAACTAACCGCTTTGAATTAGAAGTGGCGGAAGCGATAAACACGCTAAAAAACGGCTTAGAGACGATGACATTCAATTTAAGAAAAGGTGACATGCTACAACGAGAAGCCGCGAAACAAGCTATTTCAGAAATAACGGATGTTATTGCATCTGCTCTAACACTGAACGCAAGTATTGCAAGAACTTTCAACATAGACTTACAACAAGTTTTGAACAAACGTGATCAATATTATCAAAAATCTGGATTAGTAAGGAGTTGTGAAAAATGAACAAAGTACTTGTATCAGCTAACTACGAGGGTTATGAATCAAAAAATATTAATTTCGCGGAATTAAATAATATCGTTAAAGGCCGATTTGAAAATATGGACCAAAAAGAACGAAAAAAAAGAGCAGATAAATTTAATCAAAAATTTGAAGTCACTAAAGAGCTTGTAAATGGACATTTACGCGAAATTATTATACCGAGGCGCACACTATGAAAGGTCAAATGTTATTCAGCATCTTAGTCATAATAGCGGCGGCATTAGCGTTAATAAACTTATGTAATTTGATTTTAATTCTAATTTTAATTTAGGAGGCTACAACAATGGCAGAAAGAGTTTTCAGAAAGACAACAAACTTCGGAGATAGCGAAATTCATACAAATAGTAAAACAAAAATGATTGCTAATCCGGCATTTCAGCAGAAAATCCCGTTAAACGAAACAGGTTGCGAAAAAATGACAGACTATATCGAAGAGCTGAAGCTTAAAGGCTATGAGGAGGTCACGCGCTGATGGATTTATTTATTATATTGTTTTTCGTGTCGCTAATGTCAATGATAACAGGCTACTGGCTGAGAGGAAGTGATAAACGTGGTTGAAAATCCGATGGTTGTTGATGCTTGTTGGTCCAGTTTTGAAAGGATAAGCCAAATTTGGCATAACGAATATTTAGAGGAATTAGAGCGTACTAATGAAGAAGAGGCGGAAAACGAAGAATAAAAAAGACCCACATAGCAGTGTGAGTCCGGGATTTGAGATATTACCTTAATGAAATTATACCTTAAATCCAAAATTTAATCAATGGAGGGATAACATGGATAATTTTAAAACGATCCATTACGGCTTTAAAGTCGTGATACATGATTATGAAGATGAATTAACACCGCTTTATAACTTACTAAAGAAGCAATCAACTAACTTAGAAGGATCTAAACTATTTGATGAATTAATTGATATACATGAAAAGCTAGCTAAAAAAATCGAGCAGAGAGAAGGAATAAAGGCATGAAATTATACGAATTGACTCAAGCATATAACCAAGTTTTAGAAATGGCAGAGGACTTGGACACAGAAACACTACAAGATACGTTAGACAGCATTAGAGAACCAATAAAAGAAAAGGCTGAAAACATTATAAAGATGGTAAAAAGCATGGATGCAGAGGCTGACGGATTGGCTAAGGAAGCAGAGAGATTAACGAAGCGAAAAAAAGCGCTAGAAGCAAAAGCAAAAAATATGAAAGAGTATTTAGAAAGCGAAATGTTAAAAGTGGATATCCGTAAAATTAAAAGCCCCTTATTTACAATCAGCATTCAAAAGAACCCTCCTAGCTTGCGTTTAGAGGACGAAGAAAAGTTATTCATGTTTTTAGTCGAACAACCCAAAAAATTGGATAAAAAAGCTATTACAAGCGCTCTGAAAGAGGGCAGAGAAGTACCAGGGGCTGAGTTAGTACAAACTGAATCATTGAGAGTGAGGTAGGAATATGAAAACAAGCGAGTCAATTATTGAGATAAGTAAAGCATTATCTAAATTTCAAGAGCAAGCCGAACAACCAGCTAAATCAGCGGATAATCCATTTTTTAAAAGCAAATATGTACCTTTAGAGAGCGTAATTAGCGCAGTAAAAAAACACGCTCCCAAATTAGGATTATCTTATATCCAAATTCCGTTAACGGAAGAAAATAAAGTGGGTGTAAAAACGATTTTAATGCACGCTAGTGGTGAATTTGTTGAGTTCGACCCGTTTATGTTGCCTCTTGATAAAAACACAGCACAAGGAGCCGGAAGCGCTCTGACATACGCACGCAGATACACACTATCCGCCGCTTTTGGGATTGCAAGTGATGAAGATGACGACGGTAACAGCGCAAGTGGAAATACAAAGCCAAGTAATAAAAATCAAGCTAAACAGCAAACGCAAAACAATCATTTAGCGTCAGATGCACAGAGAAAGGCTATATTTGCAAAGGCTAAAGTTGTCGGGGAACCATTCGGACATGATGCTAAATTTGTTTTAGAGAGCTATAAAGTGACTGATACTAAATCAATGAGTAAAAGTGAAGCTTCGGCACTAATCAAGAGATTAGAAACAGAGATAGAAGCGCAAAAACAAGTTGAGTAGGAGGCAATAAGCTATGTCACTTGGGTGGATTAAACTGCATAGGGATTTAAAAGAAAAGCCAATTTGGAAAAGCTCTACACCTGAGCAAAAAACCATCCTTGTGACTTTGTTAATGATGGCAAATCACAAGGAAAATGAGTGGGAATGGAGAGGGAAACCTTTCAAAGCAAAACCGGGTGAATTCGTCACAAGTATCAAATCAATTACAGAAGAATGTGGAAAAGGTATCTCATCGCAAAATGTCAGAACAGCGTTAAAAAGATTTGAAAATTACGGATTTCTAACAAAGGAATCAACGAAGGTTAGCACCCTTATAAACGTAGTTAATTGGGGAGTTTATCAAGAGTTAGAAAACAAAACTAACACAGTTACTAACAAACAGCTAACAAACGACTCACAAACAGCTAACAAACAGCTAACAACTAACAAGAATGTAAGAACTAAAGAATGTAATAAAGATAACAACAACATTAACAACAGCGATTTAAATTTTAAGGATTTTTGGGAACAAAATGGATTCGGAATGATGCTACCGATCGAGCAAGAAAAACTACTTGCATGGGTAGATGATTTTTCTGGTAATCAAGAAATAGTTTTTAAGGCATTGGAAGTTACTTCCGAACAAGGAGCTAACAAACGTAATTATGCATACGTTAATAAAATTCTTAGAAACTGGGAAGAAAGAGGATTTAAAACGGTTGCTGATGTGAATGCAGCGGAAGAGGAAAGGCGAAAACAAAATGAACAGAAGTATAATAAGCCCACTTACGGCAAATACAACAAGAATCAGAAACAAGAAGTATTGCCTGACTGGCTTGATAAAACAGAGAAGCAGCCAGAGAATAAAAAAACAGAATCAGAATCAAGCGGAGATTTAGAAAAGAAAGTAGCGGAAATTAAAGCGAAGTTAGCAGAGAGGGACGAGGTGCAGACGTGAAAATATTAGACGCTTGTTGCGGTAGTCGGATGTTCTGGTTCGATCGCACAAATAAAAACGTCACTTTTATGGATAATCGAGAATTAGAAACGGAATTATGCGACGGTAGGAAATTAGTTGTAAAGCCTGATGTTGTAGCAGACTTTAGGAGTATGCCATTCGATACCAATACATTTCACTTAGTCGTTTTTGATCCGCCACATTTAGTGAAAGTTGGCGATAAATCGTGGTTGGCCAAGAAGTACGGAAAACTAGACTCTGCTACTTGGCAAGAAGATATTGCAAAAGGATTTAGCGAATGTATGCGAGTTTTAAAGCCAAACGGAACATTAATTTTCAAATGGAATGAAGAGCAAATAAAACTAAGCGAAATTTTAAAAGTAATTGATCACGAGCCGCTTCTTGGCAATAAGAGAGCGAAAACGCATTGGTTGGTATTTATGAAGGAGTGAGAGCATGACAGAATACGCCCTCTACAAAGGCGACGATCTGTTAAAAATCGGTACGTTAGACGAATTAGCAGAGTTTAGAAAAGTAAAGCGTGAAACT